ACAAAACCACTTATACCACTACAAGTAGCCTGGACCGCATTAACGTGGCAAGACTAGTGGTGTTTATTCGTAACAGACTTGAATCAATTGGCAAGCAATTCTTGTTTGAACCCAATGATCAAATCACACGTGATGAAATCAAGAACGCTGTAAACAGCCTAATGATTGACTTGGTTGCCAAGCGTGGTATCTATGACTACTTGGTTGTGTGTGATGATAGCAATAACACACCAGCCAGAATTGATGCCAACGAACTATGGGTTGACATTGCAATTGAACCAGTGAAGGCAGTGGAATTTATCTATATTCCGATTCGTCTCAAGAACACAGGCGAGATTGCAGCCGGCGCAGTGGCAGTTGCACAAGCAGTCTAACGATATCGCTAGACACGAAAATGGAGTGGCAACACTCCATTTTTTTTGGCCTCAGACGACATAAATAACACTATAGGAGATACTAATATGGCCGTAGCATCATTATCAAGAATGACAGTGCCCCTGGCAAGCGATCAAAGCGCAAGCAGTCAGGGCTTGCTCATGCCCAAACTCAAATATCGCTTTCGAGTGGTATTTGAAAACTTTGGTGTGAGTACACCTAGAACAGAATTAACCAAACAGGTCATGGACTTCAAACGCCCAACAGTAACTTTTGACCCTATTGTTATTCCGATCTACAACAGTGAATTAAAACTGTCAGGTAAGCCACACTGGACAGACGTCACATGCACTCTACGTGACGATGCATCAGGCGCTACCACTCGACTGGTTGGCGAACAACTTCAGAAACAAATGGACTTCTTGGAGATGGCTTCGGCTGCTTCGGGTATCGACTACAAGTTTACCACACGTTTTGAAGTGCTAGACGGTGGCAACGGTGCCGCTACACCTATCGTTCTTGAAACATGGGAATTATATGGTTGCTATCTAAGCAGTGTTGACTATGGTGATGCTAGTTATGGTACCAATGACCCAATGACTATCGCAATGACCATTGTGTACGACAATGCCAACCAGACCCCCAACGGTACTGGTGTTGGTACTGCAATTGCTAGAACAGTGAACGACGTTGTAACTGGTGCTGGTACTGCTCAGGCAGTCCAGTAAGGATAGACCAATATGCAATGGGGTCAGGATTTCCTGACAGGTTTCTTTGGTGGGCAAGGTCTTAAAGACTACGCCCATGCCAGCAAGACCTTTAGGACCAACGGATACGAACTTGCTCCTCGGAACAAGTTTTTATTTCACGTATACTTCAATCTTAATACAAGTGAAATCCCCACACTGAGAAATATTTTCTCTGTGAGTGATCAAAGCAGTTTAGGATTGCTAGTTAAGACTATACAGTTACCAAACTATACTCTTGACACCGAAACACTAAATCAGTATAATCGCAAACGAATAATACAAAAGAAAATCAACTATCTACCGGTATCAATGTCATTTCATGATGACGGCGGTGACCTAAGTAGAAATCTTTGGTACAACTACTACAGTTACTATTATAAAGATCCTAATCAACAGTATGGATCAGCCAGCAATCAGAACGGCAGTATTGGTCAAGTGGCCAATGAACCGGGATTTGCGTATGGCGCAAGAGACATTTATTCTGCCAATCGACCTGTGAACGACTGGGGCTTCATTGGCGAAGCATATGATCAAGGTGCCGCAGGCGCAAGCGGTAGCCTTGGTGGTAATCAATCTACTGGTAAACCTGCTTTCTTCAGAGACATCACAATCTATGGAATGGACCAACACAAGTGGGCCAGTTATGTGTTGATCAACCCCTTAGTTAAAGAATGGAAACATGACCAATATAACTACAGTGAGGGTGGTGGCATTATGGAAAACTCTATGACTGTGGAGTACGAAACAGTGAAGTATTATTCAGGTGCTATTGGTGGGTCAAGACCAGATACCAATGTTAAAGGTTTTGCTGATTCTGCTCACTATGATAACATTAGATCAAGTCTGGCACGTCCAGGCAGCACAAGAACTGTGCTAGGCCAAGGTGGCTTGTTGGATGCTGGCATTGGTATTGTACAAGACTTACAAAGTGGCGGAGTCACAGGGGTGATTGGGGCTATACAAAAGGCCGGCACAACCTACAACACATTTAAAGGTGCCAACATCAAGAGCGTGGTCAATGAAGAAGCCAATGCCGCAGTGAAAGCGGTGATACGTAACAGCATTCCAGGTGCAGTGAGGCAAGCGCAAAGTGGATCAGGGGGCTTTGTGTTTCCTAGATCGCCAGGAGGCTAATCATGGGCGGCTCGGTCAACGCACCTAACTCAAACAACGACTTAACTGTTAGAATTTTTGACGGATTTTACAGTTATGAACAGTTTGTGAGTGCAGAAGAATATGATGTGGTTTACAGTTATCTCAAGAGTGTGTTCACTACAGATGCGGCTGCTGGTAATTTTGCAGTTGCCTTGTTTAGAATTGCAGATGAAACTCGCACCCCAGTGCTAACAATCTTGCAAACGCTCGAAGGACAAGACTCACTGACCTTGACGCAAACCTTGTGCTACTATCTCAACAACATGCGGAGCGGCAGCACCTTGTTGGGTTTTGGTGCCGCAGTCACACCCAACTACTATACCGCAAGGAATGTGCTGGCATGAGTCGTTGGGCCAATGGCACATACACACTAACTAACCCAGCCAAGTATGTGGGCAAGGGTGTGCCTAGATACAGATCCGGTTGGGAACATGCTTTTTTTAAATTCTGTGATAGCAACGATGCTGTGCTACAGTGGGCCAGTGAAAGCATAGCCATACCCTATCGTAATCCCATCACAGGCAAGCAGAGTCAATACATACCCGACATACTAATGACATATCGTACTCGAGGCAATCAGGTGCGAGCAGAGTTAATAGAAATCAAACCCAAAAAGCAAAGCGTGATTGAGGAAAAAATGTCATCTAGAGATCGTGCTGTGGTTGCAATCAATCATGCCAAATGGCATGCGGCAACATTATGGGCCAGGAAAAACGGTTTGATTTTTAGAGTAATTACAGAAGATCAAATGTTCAAGAACGGTAGCAAATAATAAATAAAGGTGCCAATCGCGATCCTGGCAGATCCACTGGCTCTATGATTGAAAGGAATCACAGCAAATGTATTTACAAAACAAATACACTCGTTGGTATTATAGCATAATACAGCAAGCACAAATAAGAACACTACCAACAGATGTTTATTCAGAAAAACATCACATCATACCAAAAAGTTTAGGTGGTAACAACGGTTCTGACAACTTGGTTAAACTTACTGCAAGAGAACATTTTATTTGTCACAGATTACTATCAAAAATGGTAACCGATGTTAATAAAAGAAAAATGACTTTTGCTATATGGTCAATGGTAAACCAAGATCATTCAAAGCAAAGGTTGAGACATAAGGTTAATTCTTATACTTACGAAATACTAAGAAAACAAGTTTCACTAGCGTCGTCGCAATTGAACAAAGGCGTTCCTAAACCATATAAAACTTGGCTTGGAAAAAAACATTCATCAGACTCAAAAAAGTTACAGTCCTCGGTAAAACAAGGTGATAAAAATCCAATGTGGGGAAGGCAACATAATGAAAGTACAAAACTTTCAATGAGTATTACTCAAAAAGGTATTTCTAAACCTAAATTCCAGTGTCATAAATGCGGAAAAATTGTAGGTGGCAAAAGCAACTTAGAAAGATGGCACGGAGATAAGTGTAAGCAGAGTTCAACCCACTAAATATGGTATGAAGAAACTTGAGGAACTTTTTGATTTACCACCAAATGGCGGCATTCCTGTAGAAATGCCCAATCTTGATCAACCCACCATTGAAGAAACTAAAACATATATAACGGAGATTGATAGCACAATTGACAAGATAAATGCCGCTTTACCAATGGTACGAGATCTAGAATCGTCAGATCAAGAAATGGACGAACTAGCGGCTAAAGCAACTAAAACATTTGATGACCTAATGGATTTAGGTTTTAACGTTGATTCGAGATTTGCCGCAGAAATCTTTGGCGTAGCCGGCACAATGTTGGGTCATGCACTCACAGCCAAGACAGCCAAACTAAACAAAAAACTAAAAGTAATCGATCTACAGTTGAAAAAAGCCCGACTGGATCAACAGGCACCAGATACTGAATTGTTACCCACAGCCGAAGGACAGATCTTGAGTCGCAATGATTTGCTAGAACGTCTAATAGGCTCAAGAGATCAAAAAGACAAAAGTTCATAAATATCATATAGGGAAAAAAGTATGAAAAAATTTCAAGAATACCTCGCTGAATCAGAAAGAACCTACAATTATCGTATCAAGATCGTGGGTGACACTCCTCCAAA